CCCCAGCAGCTAATCGTGTAAACCAATATGGCCCAAATGGGAGTATGGTGTATTCTTCAGCAGGAAATGATACTACAGGAAATCCTACTTACAATTTAACCACTACATTATCCCATGAACAACAACAAATTCAAAACCAACAAAATTCACTTAATTCAGGCTTATTAAATACGGCTCAAGGTGGATTAGGTTATGCTAATGACGTATTAAGTCATCCTGGTGTTGACCAAAGCCAACTTACTCAACCTGGTCAAATGGGTAATGCTTATACTCCTAATTTAACCGACTTAAATTCAAACTTACCGACTACTGGATACAATCCTGGTCAATCATACCAAGATGCTATGATGTCCAGATTACAGCCTCAAATTCAGCGTGAAAATGAGCAATCTGACACTAAGTTAGCAAATCAAGGAATCATGCAAGGTTCGGAAGCGTATAAGAACGCGCAGACAGCTTTAAGTCAACAGCATAATGACTTACTTAACAATGCAACCGTTCAAGGCTTACAGGCAGGTTTACAAGCGAATCAGCAACAATTTGGTCAAAACCAAGCGCAGAACCAACAAGATTTGTCTACGCAGAACCAATTGTTCAACCAAACTAACGCTAATTATGCTCAAGGCTTGGGTGCTAACCAACAACAGTTCCAACAAGCGGCTTATAACCAAATGCAACCTATTAACGTCATTAATGCGTTAAGAAGTGGTACTCAAGTATCATCCCCAACATTGAATAATGTTCCTGCACAAGCTAACGTGGCAGGGCCAGACCTTTTAGGTGCGGCACAAGGTAATTATAATGCAGCTATGGGGCAATATAATGCGGCACAACAATCCAATAACTCAATGATGGGTGGATTAATGGGATTAGGTGGTTCATTAGGGTCTGCTGGAATCATTGCTTACTAATGAAAGCATTAGCTTTTAGTGGTGGTAAAGATTCTTGGGCTTGTTTATGGATTAATAAAGATAATTTAAAAGATATAATTGTTATATGGGTAAATACAGGTAAGAATTATCCTGAAATATTAAAAACAATTAAATTAGCTAAATCTATATGTCCTAATTTTGGTGAAATTACAGTAGATAGAGTAGGGCAAAATGAGCATAACGGAATACCGTCAGATATAGTTCCAATAAATTGGACTGTATATGGACAGATTCAAACAAGTAAAAAAGAAATAGCTATTCAATCTTATATGCAATGTTGTTATGAAAATATAGGTCAACAATTGCAAAAATATTGTAAAGATAGAGGAATAACAGAGTTAATAAGAGGACAAAGGCTTGATGAAAGCCATAAATCCACAGCAAGAAATGGCGATATAGTAGATGGCATTAAGTATATACAACCTATAGAAAACTGGACTGAACAAGAAGTATTAGAATTTAATAAAATGCACATGGAATTACCTGAACATTTTAAATTTAAACATACTTCAATGGATTGTTATGATTGCACTGCGTATAGAGAGCATTCTAAAGATAGAATAGAATATACTAAAGATAATCACCCAGAATTATATAAAGAATATTTGGATAGAAAAATGAAATTAAATTCAGTATTAATAGAGGCATTAAATCATGGCTGATTTCTTTGATTACAGAAACTACATTCCTGGCATGACAGCTAAAGGTGGCGTACCTACGGCTAATGTAGGTGCAGAAGACCAAATTCGTATTCTTCAACAAATGAAGATGGCTGAAATGTTACGTCAACAAGGCGCAACACCATTACCACAAGGTTCTGGGATGGTTAGAAATGGTGGTGGCGGTCAATGGGCTGCTCCTGACCAAGCCTATTCTACTTTTGGTGAATCACTTGGTAAGATGGGAAGCTCTTTAGCAGGTGGGTGGATGGAGAAAAATGCTAATGATAATGCTAAAGCCTATGCTGAAAAGTTAAGAAAACAACAAGCAGATGATACTGCAAGAATAATGAGCGTAGTTAATGGAAGTCAAGGTACTCAAGGCACTGAAGGAATAGGGTTGCCAGTGGCTCAAGCAGACGCTACACAGCAAGATACCATTCAAAACGCACAGCAAGCCCCTCAACAGCCTTTAACTGCTCCGATTGATGGCACAACACCAATGCCTAACTTTGCGCCTCCACAACCACAACCTACTCAAGATGGACAGGCTTTAGGTGGGATGTTAAAACAAGGAATTAATGGGATAGACCCTAATGGTCAAGCTATGCCTACTGCGCCTAGTCCTGATATTAGTGGTGGTGTCACTCCACAAGATTATGCAAGCGCATTAAAACCTGACGCTAGGCCATTACCACAGCAAGAATATACGCCACCAGTTCAAGGTACACCTGCTGTAGCGGCAGGAAATGCAAGACAGATTGCAGCCGCTTTAATGGCTAGTACAGACCCTACAAGACAAACTGAAGGCTTTAAGATGTTGATGGAAGACACTAAGCCTAAAGATTTAAAATCATTTGACCCAACACATGATATTTATAAAGGCGACACATTAGTATCAAAAGGTGTGCCTAAAGTAGATAAAGTTGTTAAGAGTGAGTTAGAAAAAACTATGGATTTAGCAGGGATTACAGACCCTAAAGAAAGAAATGCCTATGCAAAAGCAGCATTAGATTTACCTCAAAATAAATTTGATGAAATGCTTAAACAAAATGGCATAAATGACACTTTTAGAGCGGCAATGGTAAACATTGCTAGAAGTAAAGAAAAGGATAGAATTGAAGATAGAGCAGCAACATTATTAAATGATGACGATTCTAGACGTATTGCAGAGCAATATTTAGCAGGAGATACTAATGTAGTACAAGGTTTAGCAAAAGGCGATAAACGTAACTTGCCAAAAGTAATGGGAATGATTACTACTTTAGGTAAAGAACAAGGATTAAATGGTTCTGATATTGCCGCAAGAAAAGCCGCCTTTGCAGGAACTATGGCTGAAAATAGAACAATTGGTACTAGAGAAGCTAATATTGAGCTTGCTGGAACTGAAGCAGGTGGAGCAATAACATTAGCTCAAGAAGCATCATCTAAAGTGCCTAGAAGTGGGTTCTTGCCATTCGGTAAGGTTCAGGTGATGTTTGATACAAATGTTAATGACCCTGATTTCAAAGCGTTTGCTACTGCAAATAACGCTGTGATTAATACTTATGCTAGAGCAATTAGCCCTACGGGAGTATCAAGACTTGATGATATTAACCATGCTAGAGAGTTGTTATCAACAGCTGCGGATGAAAGAGCTTATAAAGCAACATTAAATCAAATGTTGAAAGAAATAGCTATTGCAAAAGCCGCTCCTAAAATAGCTAGAGATGCAGCAAATGCAGCAATACCAGGTGCTAGCGTTCAACCTTCACCTAAACCTTTAGCAAACAAACCAACAGTGAGTAATTGGTAATGGCTAAGAATATTACAGTAACTTTTGAAGATGGAACTTCTCACGTCTATCAGGGTGCGCCTGATACTGTAACTCCTGAAGATATTACAGCAAGAGCGCAAAAGGAATTTAATAAAAATGTTACAGCATTAGATGGTGGGAATAAAACTCCTACTGTAAATGCCCCTGCAAAAACTCAACAAACTGGTGGATTAAGTGAAGCTATTGTTGAGCCATTACTTCGGATGGGAACTGGATTTGTAGCTAAACCATTAGGTGAAGTTACAGCATTGGCAAGAATGGGCATAAACTCATTGCCTGGTGCAGATTATGTTGACCCACAAAGCATATCAGATACCATGAGAAATGCGCTTACTTATGAGCCTAGAACGACTGTAGGGCAAAGTGATTATAATCCAATAAATGCAGTTAGTAATTTAATTGGGCGTGGTGTTGGTGGAGTTCAAAATTATCTTACAGGAGATATGAAAGATTCTCCTACAAAAGCAGGTATAAATGAAGCTATTGCTCAAGTAGCTAATATAGGATTAACTAAATATGCTCCTAAAATTGTTAGTGGTGTATCTTCTATAGTTAAAGCCCCTGCGCCTTATGTTAAGAATTTAGCAAATGCTCTTACAGAAAATGGAAGAATGAGAATTGCTGAAAATATTGTTAATAAAGCGGCTGAAGGCACTGATAAAACATCAATGATTAGAATGTTGCGTAATGCTCCTGAAAATACGACAGCAGGGCAAGCAGCAGTTGGCGCAAATAATAGAACATTCTCTGCGGCAGATACCTTTGGAAGACAAATTGACCCAAATGCAGTTGGAGCTATGACAGATGCTCAATCTCAAGCAAGCATGGCTAATTTATTAAAAAGTGGGGCTGCTCCTACAGTTGAAAGCCAACTTGAACTTAATCGATTAATGAAAGAAGCTGAAACAAGACCTGTTATTGAGAACGATTTAAACCCAGCATTAAATGCAGGTAATCAAGCAAATGCTACATTATCTGCACTAGAACCAAAATTAGCTCAAGCACAATATGCTGCTGAAACTGGAGTTCAAGGCGTAAGGGATATGCAAGGCGCAAAAGTAAAAGCTAATGAATTATCTGCACAAAATCCATCAATGATTGAAGCGGATGGAACAAGAACTATTGCGCCATATAATCCTAACTTTAAACCTAATATGGAAAACTTATTATCTAAAGCTGAACAATTAGGACAAAAAGGTGCTGACATATCCTTGCAACAAGGCGAACAAGCTAGGTTTATACAAAATCAAATAGATAGTCTTGATGCACATGGATTAAAACCATTAAATACTAATTCTATTAGGAATAAAGTAAATGAGTTTGCTAAGTCAGATGAAGCCTCTGCTGACCCTAAATTTAAATCAGTAATGCAAAATATTGATAACCAACTTTCTCAATTAAATACTCATGCAAATGGTGGAGTTACCGCAGAATCTCTTTATCATTTAAAGAAAACAGGTATTCAATCTGCTATTGAGATGGCATTAAAAGATGACCCAAATCTTACGCAAGCTACTATTGGGAGATATGCTTCTAAAATATCCCCAATGATAGATAATGCTTTGGATAGCGCATCTGGTGGGGCATGGAGTACATATCTTAAAAAATATGGCTCTGCTATGGATAGAGTTAATTCTGTAAAACTTTCAGGTGAAATGAGAAATCTTTATGAAAATAACCCAAAAGAGTTTGAACGAGTAGCTAATGGTGAAAACCCAGATTTAGTTAAAAAGATTACAGGGTTTGAAAAGTTAGATGAAGCAGACCCTTCAGGAGCTAACACATATAGATTAGAAGCTAAAAAACTTGCAGAAGCTAGACGACTTAAAGAATTATCTGGTGAAGGCGGTTCAGCATTTTCTAACATTGTTGGTGGTAATGAAGTATTACCTACAGGGCCACATATACTTTCTCATAAAGTAGCTCTTTATAATGCACTTATAAATGCAATAAAAGGTAAGGCTACCCCTGCGGTAGCGAGTAATATATCTAAAATAATGCAAGACCCATTATTGGCTGCTAAAGTATTAAGAAAAGGTCAAATGGTTGATTATAGAAACAGTATCAGAACTAATCAACAACCTGTACAATTACCAATAAATAGTTCAACTATGTCTAATGAAGAGCAAAGAAAAGCATTAGCGCAACAATTAAGGAGTAATCAATAATGGCACGTAACGGAAGTGGGGTATACAACATATACACGCCTGGTAATCCAGTTGTCACTGGCACTACCATTAGTAGTACGGCATTTAACAATACAATTAATGATATTGCAACGGCATTAACAGGGTCAATCTCTGCGGATGGTCAAACACCTATTACTGCAAATATCCCTATGAATAGTCATAAATTGACAGGATTAGCCGCCCCTACAGTGGCAGGTGATGCGTTATCTTATGGTGGTGTGGTGGCAGGTTCTATTGGTGCGTTTACTTCTAGTGCTTTAGGTACACAAGTAATCGCTACCAATGGTGGAACGACTACTTTAACTGTTAGTAGCCCTTATTACACAGTGTTTACAGGTACTTTTGTACAGACAGTAGTATTACCTGACGCTACCACTTTAACATTAGGTCAACGATATGGTATAGATAATGATGGTTCATTAGCCATTACAGTGAAAACCAATGGTGGTGCAACATTATGGACTATTGCTTCGGGCTGTGATTTATATTTGACATTAACTGCACAAGCGACTGCGGTAGGTGTATGGGAAACTGATTATCAAGGCGCACAAGTCGCTACAGGTAAGACTTTAGTAGTCAATAATTCAGTGACAGTCAATGGTACTGACGCTACTACTATAACATTACCTACTACTTCAGCTACATTAGCTAGAACAGATGCTTCTAATACTTTTACAGGAGCGCAAACATTTAATTCTACTATTGTAACAAATGGGGCTACTAGCGGAAGTGTCACATTACAAGCTACAGCAATAGCAGGTAGTACGGTATTAACCTTACCAGCAACAACAGGTACAGTTTTAACAACAGGTACAACAGTAACCGAAGCGCAGGGCGGTACTGGCACGACTACAGGCTATTATGGCTTCAAAAATCGCATCATCAATGGTGCTATGGTGATAGACCAAAGGAATGCAGGGGCTAGTGTTACTCAATCCACTACTACTATTTATACTGTTGATAGATGGAGTATTTATGGAAGTGCGATAAGTAAATTTACGTTACAACAACAAACTAGCATTGTTCCTGTTGGATTTACAAATGCAATAAAAGCAACTTCTTCTTCTGCATATTCTGTTACTTCAACTGATGAGTTTGATATATCTCAATACATAGAAGGTTATAACATAGCTGATTTTGGGTGGGGAACTGCTAACGCACAAACTGTAACATTATCGTTTAAAGTTTATAGCTCTTTAACTGGCACTTTTGGCGGACAAATAGCAAACTATAATTCTTCACGAAGCTATCCGTTTAGTTATTCAATTCCTGTAGCTAATACATGGACTACTATTTCGGTAACGATTGCTGGCGATACAACAGGCACTTGGCAAGTTAATAATACCGCTGGAATGTTAGTTCTATTTAGTATGGGTGCAGGTTCAACAAAATCAGGAACTGCTAATACATGGCAGGCAGGTAATTTTACACAGCCAACTGGTTCAGTTTCAGTAGTAGGCACATCAGGAGCAACATTCTACATCACAGGTGTCCAACTTGAGAAAGGCTCTACTGCTACTAGCTTTGACTATAGACCTTATGGGACTGAGTTGAGTTTGTGTCAAAGGTATTTTATAGGCGGACAATTTTATAATGGAACAAAGACTGCTTCTGGATATACTAGAATTAATGTGCCATTATCAGCTACTATGAGGACTACACCAGCTTTAGTTTATGCTGATTCAGTAGGTAATGTTTCTAAAATATCAACTAATGCTAGCAATGATACTAAAACTAATAATAGAACTCCAGTAGTTGTAACAGGTTCAAGTCCGTCAATGGTTCAAATTTTTCCAAATAATACAGATGCTGATACTGGATATGAAGTTTATATTTCATGTTCATCGGAGCTATAAAAATGATTACATATAAATTACAAGGGCTTCCAAATCAAGAACCCATAGCTATTTTAAGTTCTGATGGTGTGTCTATCCCATTCGACCCAGCCAACACAGACTACCAAGCCTTTACTCAATGGTTAAATGATGGTAACATTCCAATTCCTGCAGATGCTATTGGAGTTGATAATGGGCAAGCCACTTAATAATTTAGAAGGTAATGTTTTTGGAAGTTTAAAAGTATTAATGATAGGTCGCTCTAAAGGTAATGGTGCTTGGTGGATTTGCCAATGTAAGTGTGGTAAACAAAAAGAATTAAGAGGCTCTGATTTAGTTCAAGGTAAAATTAATTCTTGTGGGTGTGAGCATAAAGAAAGAATTGCTAGAGCATCTACAACACATGGCATGAAATACAATCGTACTTATAGATTATGGGGGGCGATGAAAAATCGTTGCAATAGACTTAATCAAGACTATTCAGCTCGTGGTATTACCTATGAAAAGCGTTGGGATTTTTTTGAAAATTTCCTTGCCGATATGGGTGAAGTTCCAGATGAAATGTCTTTAGATAGAATTAACGTAGATGGCAATTATGAAAAATCAAATTGCCAATGGGCTACAAGAGAACAGCAAGCAAACAATACAAGAGCAAATGTATTTGTAGAATGGAATGGAAAGCGACAAACACTTGCCCAATGGGCGAAAGAACTAAATATGAACTATGACAAATTAAGAAGTCGTATTGTTAGGTACAAATGGTCTTTAGACCGTGCGCTATCCGAAGGCAATCAACCTGAACCAGCGGATGTACCTGTATGAAATACTTAAGATGGCTTCTTTGCTATCCATTCTCTGTAGCCTTAACCTTTGTTACTTGGTTTTTGTCACCTATCCTAGCCTTACCTATTTTTGTAACAGTAATAGATAATAGAGAATGGTTGATTAAACCTTTGAGATGGTTTCAGACCTTTGATGCACCATTAGATGAAGGTCATTTCGGTGGTTACTTCACTACGACTAGCCCTTACCTTTACAGAATGTATTGGTTAGTGCGTAACCCTGCTTATGGCTTTGGTCAATATTTATTTGGCATAGACCCTGCACAGAAAGAAGTGGTGATTGGCTCTATCACTAAGTGGGATACTGGTGTTGATAACTGGGAGTATACAGATTGGGGCAATGCCTTTAACTTTAGGGCGCAATGGTTCTTCACTGCCAAATGGTTTATCCGTATTAACTGTGGGTGGAAAGGTCATTACGGCTTTGGAAGATTAATGCTGACTACACACATAACACCTAGAAAGTGGCTTTGAATACAAAATAACTAATAATAATATTAAGGTAGTAACATGATAAACATTGACCCTGTAGAATATGGTAAGCTAATCGCAACTGTGGCTGCCTTAGAGAAAAAGATAGATAGGATGGAAACGTCTCTTGAGGAACTATTGGCTTTAGCTAATAAAGGTCGTGGTGGGTTTTGGGCAGGGATGATGATTGCCTCTCTTATAGGGGCTGTTATATCTTATATTTCTGGATTTATATTAGGACATTAATATGCTTACTTTATTTACAACCTTAATCTCATTCTTAACTGGTGGATTACCTAAATTCTTAGACTTCTTTCAGGATAAGTCCGATAAGAGCCATGAATTAGCTATGGCACAGTTACAGTTTACCCAACAACTTGAACTACAGAAAGCTGGCTTTTCACTTCAAAAAGACCTTGAGGAAATTAAGTATGACGAAATACAAACGCAGACTGCTGGCGCAGAAAGACAGGCGTTATACCAACATGATATTGAAATCGGGAAAGGGGCAAGTACATGGGTGGTTAATGCGCGCGCTATGGTACGCCCTCTTATTACCTATGGCTTGTTTGGCTTACTTGTGTGTGTTGAGTTATTTGGATTCTACTTCGCAATTCACACAGGAACAACATATCAAGTAGCAATGAGTAACTTATGGTCTACCGATATGCAAACAATATGGGCTTCAATTGTAGCGTTTCACTTCGGAACACGCGCGTTTGCTAAATGAAAACATCCCCAGTAGGCATAAACCTAATCAAGCATTATGAAGGCTTCTACAGCAAACCGTATCGCTGCCCTGCTGGTCTTTGGACTATCGGTTATGGCCATGTCATTAATGATGGTAGGAATCTACCAATTGATTGCAACAGAGTTTTTCTAAAGGATGAGATAGATGCACTACTTATTGCAGACCTTAAACGATTTGAACGGGGAGTTACTTTGTATTGTCCTGTGCAACTTACACAAAATCAGTTTGACGCTCTTATCAGCTTTAGCTTTAATCTTGGTTTGGGTACACTTCAAAGAAGTACAGTGCGCCAAAAGATAAACAGAGGCGACTTCAAAGGGGCGGTAAAAGTTATACTTCAATATAATAAAAGTAGCGGTAAAGTGCTTAAAGGCTTAATCTTACGTAGGCAAGATGAAGCCAAGCTATTAAGCTAACATATCGCTGTTAATCGTTAATCGTGATACTTCCCCATAGTCTTTAGAGTAGGTAATCACTTTGGCATCTCTACCGCTTAAATAACCACCTCTAGCACCATAAGCATCATTGGCAGCTAGTGTTCTATGTTGCTCAACAATCATTAAGTTGTTCTCTTTAACATCTACATGGTGTAAATGCCCCATGTGAGCATAAGCGTACTTAGTTCTACCAAACATCTCTCTAAACTGACTAGCAAACACATGAGATACATTAGCTACATTACGTTTATGCCCATGATGGAAGAACAGCGCAGTCTTACCAAACTCATAAGCATTGTAAGGATTAGGGCTAGTATCTACGCTAACTCTAGGTTCATTCTCATACATTACGCTAAACCATTCACGTAACCATATTTGACTAACTGGGTCATGGTTTGCATCTGCCATAATAATGTGTAGCTTTTGGTGTTTCTGTAACAACATTGTTATTACATTACGCAATATTCTAATAGAAGCACGAACTAACTTAGAGAACCGACTGTCTACATCTAATAGGTGTTTAGATGATGGGGTTACTGCATCCATTCCGTCAAAGTGTAAGAAGTCAGATAGCTGTGCAAATATCGCTGTATCAGCATCAGGGGATTGGTGAATAGCTTGTGCAAACCATTTAATAATCAATTCTTCGGCAATCTTTAAATCCCAGTTCTCACCACATTCCTCATCCCATGCCAACATACCCATGTGGTAATCGGTTATAACATAACAGTTAAGCAACTTGTCATTCCCCATTGGTGGTGGTAGTGTTGCGTCTAGTCGGGGTATATCGTCTTTTAACGCTTCTATGGCCTCAAGCATGAACTGTTCACGCTTATCAGCATCTACTTGAGATTTAACCCATTGACCGCTAGGCTTACCTTCAGCATTGTAATAAGTAGATATACCTTTAACCACAAATGGGCTAGGTACAATCCTGGTCATGTCATGTTCAGGTGAATAGCCAGCTAGTGCTGCTTTCTTCTTTAAAGACGTCATAGCATTGTCAATACTGGTTGCGCCAATGCCTAACTTCTTTGCTGCTTTACGCTGTGAACCACATTCTTCAATTGCATCTAAATATTCTAATTGCCTAACCGTTGCATAACTTCTTAATTCAACATCAATAGGATTTTTCAAAATATTCCTTTATCGTAAATTAGATTGCATCACCTTGCACTAACGTCTTCCCTATCTTTAACGTGCATTGTTGCACTTCCTTTATAGCATAATTAGGCACTACAAAGGTAACATATAGCCAACCGCATAGTAATCCTGCTACGAAAGTGTTAATCATCTTTATATACCCTCACCATCACATCTATAATTAAAATAAATACAAAGCCAGCCCACCAAAAATTAGGGGCTTGGTTAGCCCAAAGTAAAAATGCTGTCATGAAGTAAAGCATCATCTGTTCCTCTCGTACTGTTCTTTGTCATGTTTCATTGCGTCCATACCACGCCTAAGTAATAATTCAAAGCCCAACTGCATAAGATATGCCCTGCCTTCATCATCACATTCTAAAACCACATCACCACTTCCATCGGGATTATCCCTAACCTCCCCCACGACATCTATTTTCATTTGTCTTCCTTTTCTTTAATTACTCTTACTAGGTAAAAGTTCTCTTTCATTAGCTGCTCAATGCGCTCATAAGCAGCTTTTAATTCATCCTTTAGTGCTTGCATTTATCTTCCTTTTCGGTCATATATATTACATTTTTGGGTTTAATCTGGTCTTTATTTTAAAATAATTACCGCTCGGTATGTATATACAATGTATATACATTTACCTGTTAAGTTAGTTAAGTCGCACATTACTGGCTAAATTTGAACTAGATGTGTGAACTAGCTAACATTTTTAAACTCCGACTTTATTAACGTATATGTTATAAAAGTTGCGACTATTCGATACTATTAACGCTTTCGTTATCATTCATTCATTCTTTACTATCTGCACTTTTGAATGACAATCTGTAAGATATATAAATGTATCTATAAACTAGCTTTAAAGCCCTTAAAGCACCTTTTATGAACATTAAAGTGATGGGGCTACATTTACATTTGGAACTGACGGATTTTGCAAGAAAGCGTTAGCAGGTATAACTGTCTTATCGCCACCTTTCCATTGAATCTCAATCAAGTTCTCATCTTGTTTCTTGTAACAACCACCAAGTTTCTGTCCATCAGCACGAAAAGCCACCACTGCAAAAGCATATTCGTCTTTGATTTGAGGGAATGGGCAAGCTACGTTAGAAATAACAATTCGCACCTGGTCATTGTATTTGTAGGTCAGATATTTAGGTTCTGCGACTGCGTTTAAAGATACCAAAGACAGTAAGCTAATAATCAGTTTCATTCAAATTATCCCCCCGTAGTAATCAATTAATACGTGTAAGGCTTCCCCCACTTTCTTATCTTGTGCCACATCATCTGGGTGGGTAGATACAAACTTATTCTCCACTAAGTCTAAACTGTGTTTAAGATACCCTAGCACCACAGAATCAAGCACGTCATATAGTGGGCTATTATCATCAAATTCTAATGCAATTTTCATTGGGTATCCTTTCTAGGTAACTTTAACAGCTTACGGAGTTCTTCCATCTCTTCTTCAGTCAGCGTCATCATCCCACTCCAAATCTTTAACCTCTTCTTCAGGGATTATAGTTAATTTCTTTAGTATATCTAAAGAGGGTCTAAATATCGCATCAAAGTGTTCTGAATACATATCACTTGGCTTTGATTTGATTAAATCACCAGTTACATCATTTTTGCTACTCATTTGCCCATCCCCTTTCAATATTCATCATAGACTCACTAGCAAACCCTGTATCTATCTGCTCTTGAGTAAACATACTGGTTACATTGTTAATTCTACGCATAGCAAGCATTTCGTTAAGCGAATAGCGAATATCTGCAACCACTTGAGGCATTAGTATGTCTTTCAAATCTAAAACGCCTGTAGGCTCTTCTATGGAGTCAATTTCAATGTCCTCTAACTCATAATGCCAATAAACATCAAACTGTTGGCCACGAACCGCATCTATGCGACTAATTACTGTAATAGTATCAAGTTCCACAATCATCTCCTTCATCTAAAAGATTAAGAGATTCTTTGTGGCTTTGAATTTCATTAAAATCTTTAAGCGCACACTCAAATACCCATAAAGAGTATTCTTCGTCATCAATCATTTGTCTATCGTCATCTTCTACTATATAAAAATCATTTGCCATTTCATACCCCTTTCTGTTTAATTAAGTACATGGTACATGAGCGTGTATTGTTGTCAAGCAATTAATGTATTATTTCATCACCATTTTACAAACTTTACATTTATGGATAGTTTCAATATCCGTATGCTCACATTCATCTGTTGCTACTAACCCTTTATAGTTGCGGATTTCATCATTGAAAGCCCCTGCTGATAGCACTCTAGCTGCTTCCACCCATCCTGTTTTGTATTCTTCAGGGATTTGAAGCGGTAAGATACGCACTAATCTATCATGTGGCACATTCTCTAAGTCATAGCTACCAAACTCACGATTAACACGCATAGCGTTCCAAGCCCATGACCGAGAGAACTTAAACTCACGTAAGAACTTTTCCATGCTAGTAGTGTGTGTAGCATAGTCTTTAAACAGCTTTTCATCAGCGACTAAACATAATGCAGCCCCAATGGTATTAAAGTTCCTATCCGCATCACCTACTGCCGATTCAATCAAATTTACTACACTTCTAACATCACTCATGGTCTAACTCCAATTCTAAAAAATACTTCATATAAAATTTATTATCTGGCTTCATGTTTCTAAGAATAAGTAGCCATTTACTTTGGCATCTTTCCCTAACTGATTTAGGGTTTATGTCCAACATCTCACAGCACCAAATAAATGAGAATGGCTCTAAGCTACTATCATTAAGTAACCAATATTTAGCAGAGATACCATCCTTATCCTTTACCCTATTCTTCCTACTAAATGGGTCACTTTTACGCTTTACTACTTTAGCTCTATATTCAACATAATCCTGAATATGGATGAATATCTTAGCTGCACATAATTTTAAATATGGCACTGATTCATCATCAAAAGTACGCATGGCCGTACTATCACGTTCAACTGGGCTGTTATTATTCGGGTTCATTTTCCATAACCTCACGTACAATTTTGAAAGGGCATATAGCACGAACCGCACAGTATTCTTCACAGCGTTTATGCTCTCCAGTGCGTTCTACGATAGAATGTTTAGCATCTAATGGCGCACTATAAGATAACGCTTCTACATGGCTAGGAAGTACCCTCACAGCACTTTTACGCCCCTCTTTCATCACTGCCCATGTAGTAGGACTAGCCCATCTTTCATCATCTGAACATTGGTAAGATTTATCTAGGAATAAAGCAATGCGGTCTGATATAAATTGCTCAATCTTTTCTGCTGACCAGGGCGTAAATTTATACATCTGCCAGTTCTTACGTGGGTAGTTGTCAGAGCGCATCATCTCACTGCGTTTCCAATCAGGATGAACTACCAATGCTTGGAGTGATTTAATTTCCTCACCTTGCTGTCTAGCCATCCAACAATAGACGTTAAGTTGTTCTTCAACTTTCTTAATCCATTTGTCTGACATAGTGACTGACCAAACACGAGTAGTTTTCCAATCGGTAATCACCCCATCCTCAATGTAATCGGCTGTACCTGTAATCCTAAAATCACCAAACAATCCATCTAATGCAACTTCAGAATGTTTAGGGTCTGCAAAGGTTTCAATGTAGTGATGAAAAGCCGTTCCCAATCCTGCTGCAATCAAATCGCTAGCATCTACTTCTAAGTCATCCCAATGCTCAAGTTTCATGTGGTGGATAGCAGGACTATCAATCAATTCTGTACAGCTAATAGAATCAACTTTAGGTTTACGTTGGCTTGATACCATCTTTACCAATATTTCTGGCAATCCTTCGGTGTTAGTCACTTTCATTTTGCATCTCCTTGTTAAGTTGGTTCATTGTCGTGCATGTTCATGAACTTGTCAACATATTTCTTCTTAATCACTTTTAAGTCATCAATCGTATATTTAGCCACCTCGTTATACGACTCCAGCCACTCCACTTCTTCTATCCCAATTTTCTTAATTAGGTTTATTCGGTAGTTGACGATATTTCCGCTAAGATGGTTATTGCATGGTGCGCATTGTTTGTGGACATTAAACTCGTTAAAACGGAGTCCACTAATAGCCCCAACACTCCTGTAATGTCCTGCGTGGTACTGCCCTGTATGTTCACGCTGACAGGAGATACATGGGAGTTCCCTATCACGCTCACGGATATATTTGTTGAACGCAGTCTGGGCTTCTCTTGCCCATTCTGCTCTTGTTTTAAGTCTAAGTTTTGCATCACGCGTTTCCTTTCTTTCAGTTTTAATTCGTTTTTGTACAGTCAGTTCAAAAGCACATTCCCATCCACAGACTACTTGAGTGCTTGAACGTGCATCAAAATAAATCAGGCACACTCTGCACTTTTTTCGCTTCAATTTCGGTTGCATAATAATTTTTCGCCTCTTTAGAAGTTCTAAAAGAACCTAAACAAATACTGCCAGTTAAGTCAGAGCCAACTTTCTCCCATAGCTGTATCTTATAATCCCCATTAGAATTGTAGGTATATTTGCTAATGATATGAGTAGCATTTTGCATAAACCAGTTATCCCCTATTTTCCATTCAGAATTAGCCATTGATAAATTCCCTTAATATTTGACTCATTTTAAAAGTTCCTTCCGATTGCCAAGCATCATTAAAATCTTCCCCTACTATTGGTGGTTTT